GAAACCAGCAGCCCTGCCGCGAATACGGTTGGCTTTAACTTTTGGTTGCGAAGCCCTGTCGTATCTCTGAGTGCCGCCACTACCTGTTCCACTAGCATCAAGAACCCATCTACCGCCTGATGCGCTAGTACCCACACCATAAAAAGCTGCGGACGTGTAAGATGAAGAATTTGCAATCGTTGTTTGAAAACTATTTGCGCCAGTGTTTATGTCGTAAGAGGTGCTGCTAAACTCAATGTCATAGACTTGAAGGTCGCCTGTAAAACTGCTCCCTTTCTCATAGCGAAACACCAACCGCGCAGTTTCGCTTGTGTAGTCAACGCCACCCGCATTGCTCAAGTCGATGGTGTTGCTATTCACTGCTTGCGTAGCGCTGGTTTGACTTTGCCCCGTGAGAGTTAAAAGAGAAGGCGTCAAGCCTTGGGCTATAGCCGCCCCACGGTTAGGATAAGCACCAAACCCCAATGTTTGATACCCGAAATTCATTCGTCGTTACCCGCGTCTGTGGTGAAGAACAGCTTGATGCCGTGAACCCTGCACGGCGCGGCAAGTGTATCATTTGAGGCTTGGCTTCGACGTGTAAATCTAAAAAATAATAGACTGTCATCTGTGACCGACTGGGCGACATTGATTATATTGTTTGGGGTTAAACCCGTACTTTCGCTTGTAATGTTCAACTTGTTGGCGGTGCCTTGATGGTTGTCACTCACGTACACAAAACCAGAATACGGGGAGTCAACATCTTCATTGTTGCCCACAGAAACGGATTGCATCCCAAACTCAACGCCTGCGGTAGATGTATTATTAGCCGACCAATAAACTTGGAAAGTCAGGCTACCTTGTAACGGCCCAGCGTTCCAAGCCTTTGGGAAAGCCACGCTAAATTGCGCGAATGTATAACCACCACTATTGGGGAAGTCTAAAGTAACGGCTTCGGGTCTATACGTGTTAAGTTCCACGGTGGCTAACGGATCGCACGGAAGCGATGTGGTCGGCTGCATAGCACTGGCGGGTATCCAAATAGTTTGCTTACCCGTCGGTGATGCCTGCAACACCGCTTTGTCTCTTGCTCTAGTCATCGTCGTCTCCTTTTAACCGCGATCAACATCAGGAAAACTCTATTATTATGACGGTTCCAGCATCGCTGCTTGCCCCAGTTTCTCCCCTATAACCTCCATTATGGCTGGCGTGGGATACCGCATAGTTGCAATCGTCCTTCAATGCGATTTCAGCCGCCGTCGAAGCCGCATCAAACTTAGGGACTTGGGATGAGTACCTGTCGTAAGTGAACGTAATGCCAAACGGAGATAGATCGAACACACCCGCAGCTTCATTGCCAGAGTTCGGAAGTGGCGCACCGCCTGAACTGTCGTACCCATTAAAATTATAACCAGCACCCTGACCACCATTTCCGCATCGGCCCCCACCACCACCGCCATAGCCATAACTGGGGGCTGTAGTGTCGATGCCATTGCCCCCGTTGCCACCCGCTGCGGCAAAGTCGTGGGTTGAAGTGGACGTGTTTATGGACGCTCCTGTGACAGAGTTACTTGGGGATGCGTAAACACTGATACCGGCAACCGTTGAATTACCGCCGAACCTCGGCAATCCCACAACATAACTAGCATCTAAGCCCTCCACATATCTCTCTGCATACGCACCACCACCGCCGCCGCTAAACCAACTGGCTATGGCGGTGTTGGTTCGCACTCCTAAACCGCCAAAAACCATAAAAAGCGCAGCCTTAGTCCCAGCAGTCGGCGTGTATGTTAAGGGGAAACCAGTACCAGTAGCGCTATTATGGAGATACTTAAACGACTGAGACGAAGTGAACCGAAGCGGGCCGCCTGACGAAAGCCCAAAAGCTCTTGATGATGCCGCGCCGAACGTAGAAAGCATATTTGATTACCCCCTACGCAAATTGTGTCTGGCTGGCGAGTACAGTGAATGTGTTGTTGGCGGTCTTGATTACTGTGTAGCTGTAAACGTCAATGCCGCTTGCGTTGCCGCCTGTCGGGGCTGACCCGCCCTGCCAACTAGGGGTAACAGCCGAGCCGTCTAGCTGAACTACGTTGGGGTAATAAGCTGTGGTGCCTTGCTTGAACATAAACACTGTTGTTGTACTTTGGCTTGTCGCCAAAAAAGTGTTCGCTCCCGTGAGATTGATCGTGCGGTTTGCAGTTTGGTCAACATTGTAAAACACAATCGCGGGGCCAGTAGCCAGCGCATGAGTAATCGTTCCCGTTGTTGTACTGTCTACGGAAACCTTTTCGCGTATCTCTTCAAACGAGGAACTGCCAGAAACATTGACGCCCCCAGCTATTGTCACCGCTGCGGCAAACGTGCCGCCGCTTGTCGCGGATACTGTGTCAGAAACTAAAAACGATTTGAACGCCACAACCGCTAGATGGTCGCCTACCGCAGCGGCGGTCGCAAGCTCAATGTGCGATCCGCTGGACGCCGTGTAGTCCGAACCATTATCCAAGACGCTGCCATTGAGCGAAACAATTATATTGCCACCAGAATAACTTAGCGTTGCCGCATTATTGTCCAAGCCACTAAAAGTGGTCTGCCCAGCCGTAGCCGTGTATTCGTAATCAATAAGGCTTGTAGGGGCTGCGCTTGAAGCCTGTATCCAATTTGCGCCATCGTACACTTTCATAGAACCTACGGAACTGTCGAAAAATAACGCACCAGACACCAACGCATTACCGTCGTTGTCCACAGATGGTTCGGATGATTTGCTGCCAAGGTAGCGATCATCAAAAGTATCCAGCGCAGTAGCCGCCGCCGCCGCCGAAGCCGCCGCGTCCGTCGCATTCTGTGCAGCCGCAGACATGGTGGATGCCACGCCTGCGACTGCGGCAATATTTGCGACCACGCCAGTAGCACCAAGAGTGCTCATGTCGGCTATCGCCTCGGTCGTGCTAAGGTTGGCAATCTCTGCGCTTACTGGCGCGAGAGCGTTAATACCAGCGATTGAGCCCGCGACCGTGTTAATATTCGTCAGCGAGCCGACGACTGAGGTGATGTTTGCTCCGTCAAAAAACTCTTGGAACTTGGATGTGTCCAAAGTCGAGGTCGATGTGTGAGCAACAGTGCATATGTAAGTCGATTGGTTCGAGGGTAGTCGAACCATGTCGAGGCGCTTGTACGCCGTAGCCGTGGCGTAGTCGCCGCGCCAGTGAAAGAAACTCTGGTTAGTGTCAAACCAGCCAGCAGCAGCGTCCGTGAAATGACCAAAACGAGCTTGGAAAACTGGGACGCCCGAACTCGTGGACACGCGGAATTGAAGAGCGCTCGGGTTTAGCCCGCCATCCGATGAGTACAAGTTCTCCATTAGAATAGGAAGCGTAACGCCGCCCTTCTCGCAGGCTTCGAGATACGTGTCGAGAAGGTGCGTACCAGTGGCGGCGCTTCTAAAGTTTAGCTGTTCAGACGGAACAAAAGTACGTGCCATTGCTAGTCCTTCTGTGCAAGCTCAAGGAGCTTTGCGATTTTGTAGCTGGGCAAATTGAGGACGCGCTCGATGTCGTTCAACTTGGCAGTCTGCTCGCCCAGCTTTATTTCGGAAGCCGCGTTATTGGATGATAGTGCAACGAGACATGCGGCTATGTCGTCCCGCATGGGCTTCATTTCTTCGCTTATACGAGCGTCGATGTAGTCTCGTAGATGAGGCTCGATGCGAGAGGCCAATACGCTGCTGTGTACTTTTGTCATCCGCTCTTCTCTCTCATTGGCACAAGGTTGCCCTTCTGCACTTGGTCTTGAATGTCGCCCTGCGGCTGGACGTTCGCGCCGCGCAGCTTTTCCATCATCATCATTTGCTGGGATGGGGTCGGCCCCTTGGCGGTTTGCTCTTTGGAGATTTTAAACTGGTCGAGATCGCTGACGCCCATCGAGCGTATGGCCTCCTCGACGATCTTGCCCGAGTTATATTCCATCGCCATGCCCGTCTCGTTCAGCATCTTGAGCATGTTGATCCACGTCTCGGCATTGCGAGTGGGCTCGAGCGGGAGAGTGCCGTCAACTACGAGATAATCAATCTCGCCTTGGATATCCTGCAAGTTAAAGTCGAGGTAGCCGTCTTGCACCATATCAGTCAGGCCCGAGGCGCTGTCGCTGTCAGGAATGCGGATCGCGCCGCTGTCACCAAAGAAGTCCTGCACGTTGGCAACCATCATACGGGCCATAGGACGCACAGAGGTGGCGGAGATGACGCGAGAGAGTACGCCAAGACGCTGTGAGCCTAGCTGTGAGAGCCGTTGTATCTCGGTCGCGGTACGAACGCCGCCCTCGGCTGTAGGCATCCCCTGCTGGGCGTCTGAGGCGGCGGATAGGCGCTGCTTTAACCCGCTCATTGCCTCGATATCTTGCCAGTGGCCCTTCGTAACATCAGGAATTTGCGAGATATAAACGCCTTTCCCTGGCTCTGAACCTGGGAGGGTGCGAACTATGCCGTGGGGGTTGCGATCTATGAGGTCATTTATGCTGACTTGGGTGGGGTCAACAAACATCAGGTTAGTCAAGGCGGCCTGCACGTTATCGATACGTGAACGGAGGAGCCACGTAGCCACGTCATGCAGTGGGAGGAGCAAATCATAAAGCGACTGCCCATAGGTCTTATGGGCATCGTGATACAGGCCGCCGATTACAACAGGGAACTGCCTGCCGTAAGCGTTTAACTGAAAGCGGATGATGACGTTCTCGTCTAGGACGGTAACGACGAGCCATAGCTGCTCGATCTGGGGAAGGTTCACCTCGTAGCCCGCAAGGCGGATATAACACTCGTCATACACGCGGCTGTCGCCGAGAGCGAAGTACGAGTTGCTGCTGCCACGCTCGAGACGCTCGGCAGGATCAATGCTCAGTCCTCGTCCCGCTTCCTTGTGCCACTTATGTCCGTCCCACCCACCAGCAGGAGGTGTGAGGCGGTTGCGGAGGGAGGGGTAGCGCTTGAGCTTGGGGTATATGCCGCTCTGTAGCAGGCTGTCGTAAGAAGCGAAGTCAGAAAAGATGATGTACTGCATCTTTTCCCAATCTCCCCACTGGACACGGGGGTCATGGAATACGCGGCGCGGGTCAAAGTTGGTGATCTGGTTTGTTCGGGTCTTCGCGTCCCATGTGACCTTCGTGGGTGCGTATCCGTAACGGATGCAATCAAGTAAATGCTGGGCAATGCGAGCTTCCCCCGCTGTTCGGCGCATCTGTTGGTGCAAGAGGCGTTCTATAATTTGGCTGGACTTGCGAGACTTGCGGTTCAGACCCTCCATCTGAAACATCGGATTGCGGCCCGTAAGGGCTGCCATCAGATAGGTAAGCACCGTGTCCGATATGGCGCGAGTGTCCGCAATGACGGCCTTCTCGCGGAACTGGGTGGTATCTGGGCGGACATACACGTCATGGGCGCGGTCTGCCTCTTTCCAGTGGTCATATCGGCGGGATACGCGGTCATATGACATCTGCATCGCAGCTTTCACGTAGTCCACGAGCTTTTGCTCCTGATCCATAGACAGATCAGAAGAAATATCCTCGTATGCCATCAGCTTATCGCCGAGTTCGGACAGGTCAACGATGACCCCATCCCCGTTCGGCTCGTAAGCGGCTCTATAATCTATTGGTGCAGCAGTCATGCGGCTATTTACCCCCTAATTTGTACCTCAGTCGTCCCTATTCACCCCATCCTCGCCACTGACCCAAAGAATTATTGAGGTCAGAGCGCTGGGCCCACAAACTATCGGACGGTTTGGGCAGCGCAAAGGCGGGTGGCTGGTAATATTCACCCGTTGTGGGTGTGCGGGCGAGCACGTCAAGGCCGATTGCGAGCGCGTCTACCATGTCATCGTGCTTGCCCGAGGGAAACGATTGGCACTCCTCGTGAAATGCGTCGAGCCACGGCGCAGCCGTGGGGAGAAGAACGCGACCGCCCTCGATGAGTGGGAGGATCGCGGTCAGGCGGGAGACCTTATCGTTCACGACCTTGTAAGGAATGATGGATACGCCGCTCTCGCGCTGCATTTCTTGGATGAGAGATTGGCCCGAGGCTTTATCCTCAATGTAAATGCCTCGAAGGCCGCGACCACGCCACACATTGTTGAGTTGGATCATGCGGCGCTTGAGTTCTGGGAACTCAAAGCGGTCTCGAATGAGGTCAACAACGTATATGTCACCCGTTGTGTCGAGGCCGAGAACCATCATTACGCTGTAGTCGCTGTCCTGCTTGGCTTTGAAGGCGGTGTCGGCGGATATGATGAGCGAGGAGAACTTCTCGGGCTTCATATCCTCGGGGTAAGTGCGCCACCAGTTAGCGCGGATTAAGTTACCGCCCTCGATGTAGGGGGTCTGTTGGTACAGTGAGGCGAACTCACGAGGGTTGAGGCGCTGTCGGCGCTCGAGGTCTTCGACCGAAAAGCGCTCGGGCCAGAGGGCAGTCTTTATAGTCTTGCGGACGTAGCGTTTGCCCTTGGAGAGCTTTTGGAGAGACGTGCCGTCGAGATACTGGGGGTCTTCGGGCGGGAGAGAAGCGCGGGACACCTTGCCGTTGAGGCCGTCGATGGGCTTGTCTTGGATCGAGGGGAAGTTGATGTGCAGCCAGCGGCCTTCCTTCCAATCTTCCGTCTCCATGAGGCGGCCCGCAAGATCGTCAGGGTGCCAGCGGGTCAGAATGATGATCTGGGCGGGCGGTATGTTGTCTATGTCGGGCTGTAAGCGGGTCGAGAGGGCGGAGACGTAGTAGTTCCACACCTTGTTGCGTTGGGTGGCGCTCTCGGCTTCCTCGCGGGACTTAAAGGGGTCATCGAATAAGAGCATGTTTGCGGCGCGACCAGAGGTCGTGCCACCTACGCCGATGAAGTAAGCGGCACCGCCAGCGGTGGTGCGCCACTGATCGACGGCGCGGCTGTCGGGAGACATCTCGAAGTCAGGGTAGGCTTGGGCAGTGAGGGGCTCGTTGACGAGCGAGCGAACTTGGCGTCCGAAGTCCGTGGCAAGTTGAGAGTTGTAGGATGTGGACATGAGAAAACGGCTGGGTTTGCGCGACATGAAGTAGGACGGGTAGATGACCGAGCCGTAAGTGGACTTGCCGTGCCGAGGGGGCATGGTGATCAGGATATTGCGGACAGGTACGCAGTCAGTTTCGTCCTTTTGGGCGGGTGTGAGGTTGAAATGGCTGTCGAGGACGTTCTTCTCAAGGCGGTCAAGGGCGTCAATCATGGTGAGGTGGAAGTCTGGTAAGTCCCATTGGGGGAAATGCAGACGTACCCAGCCAAGAAAGCTGTCCTCTGCGGCCTTGAGGCGCAGAAGGTGGCGAGCGGCGTCTTGGGGGGTGAGGTTCATTCGGCGTCCTCCGTGGCAGAGATGTCGATGATGTTGTTCATGCCCGAAGCAATGGCCTCAAGTTGGGAACGTGAGAGCTTTTCGGGGCTTTCGGAGAGTGTGTGCTCGTGCTGAACGAACTGGGCGGTAAGATCGGGCATCACTTTGCCCAGCATGGCGCTGAATACGCGGGCTTGGGTGGGCGTCCATTCCTTTTTGCCCATGACGACCTTGTGGGCGTCCTCGATCTGGTTCTCCACCTTCCTATATAGGCCCGCCCGCATGTTCGCGACCTGCAATGGGGTGAGTTTATCTCCTGTTTGTGGGCTCATTCTGCCCTTCGGGTTGTTCGACATAACGCTGCTCCTGACGTTTTCAATTTTGCTCAGATTGCTCGTGGGGGTGGAAATGGGGATTGCGGAAAATCCGTCTCGCGGGGGTGGGGGTGGCCCCCCCTTCGGCGATTTTGGCACATTATTGGCACATGCGATGGCTAACCTCTTGAAATTGCACGGTTTTCGCTCCCCTGTGAAGGGAACTCGCGGGTGAGACGGCTCCCAGACGTTTTCGGTTGCGCTTCCCGCGCCTGCATAAATTGCGCCCGCGTAACCATTCCCAAACCTTACACGCGCGTGTGTCGCAGGTCGTCCGCGCCTGCTCGGCAAAGATTACATCTTTAGGATCAGTGTGGGGTGCCGCCTCTGTTCGGAGGATGGCCCGTGCCCTGCGTTCTGCGGGGTGCGGCGTACCCGAGCGCATTATGCGCTCACATGAGGAGACTACCCATGAGCAAGAAAACAACCACACCCGCACCCGTCATCGTCGCCCCCGCTCGCTTGAGCGCCAAGCAGCTTGCTGCGGCGTGGAAGCAAGCCAAGTCGTCTGCGGGAAAGGCGAAGCACCTCGCAGACGCGAAGACCCGCACTCGTGCGAAGTTCGCCACGCTGGCGAAAGCGATGGAAGCCAACGATCACGCGATGGTCGCGGCGTTCGCGTCCTCGCACGGGGATCGTGTCGCGCTCGTGAAAGCGCGCAAAGCCGCAGCCGAGCCTGCGAAAGCGCCTGCGAAAGCAAAATCTCGCAAAGGCGCGAAAGCGCCAGCGAGCTACGGCGATGTTGCGACTGCCGCGCTTGCGTATGCGGCCCTCTGCAAAGCGGGTGCGGCTGACACCCCTGCGGCTGCCGAAGCGCTGGCGTTCATCACCCGCGCATGATCACTCGAGCGTCCCACGCAAGTGGGGCGCTCGCATAGCCCATCGTTGAGCGCTCTCGTGAGCGTTCAATCGTGCGCTAATGCACTTGCCAGAGAGGAGACACACATGACGAAACCGACATGCCCGAGGGAGGCGTCCCTTGGGTACGACTTCAGCGAACTCCACATGAGCGCGAAGGCGATCACCTTCCGCGATGCTTGGTGGGCTGAAAGCCGACCGTGGCGCGTGGTTTCACGCACCAGCGGGAAGTTCCTGCAAGGCCGAGCGAGCAAGGCGCGTCGCCAAGCAGGCCAAGCCAGCATCCGCGAGGAGCTTCGCGAACTCGACTGAGACAACCCGCCTCACGCTACGGCGTGGGGCGTCTAACGACCGTGAAAAGCCCGCTCACTCGAGCGGGTTTTTTTGTGCCGTTAGCACACCAACCCACCCATGTAGGAGGAAACACACATGGCTTCAAAGCAACTACACCCGATCACGCCCAAGCACGATGATCCGCACGACAACTGGTGCGCTGTCGGGGATTTCGTCCGCTGCGCCGCGATGCGGGCCGAGCAGCAGCGCGTTGCCCAGAAACGTGCCGAGGCCGAGTTCGTGGCAGGCGAGGACGGCGACTTCGCGGATGAGGATTTCGTGATGGCATACGTGCGGTTCGCATCATGCTGATGAGCGAGCGCATACTGACGATCATCGCGTTTGCGATGATTGCTGGCGGCTTCATCCTGCTCCTCGCAGGGTGCGGTGAGATCAACCCGCTACCTCACGCCTCGTGCCTTGGCATCGAGTTTCTCGAGAGCGAGGTGCCCCAATGAGCAATGGCATCGAGATCATTTGCTTGCCGAGGGGCAAGGTCAAGAGCGATGGATCGACGTGGTGCTACGAGGGCGATGACGTGCTCTCGTGGGATGTCCACGT